CCCTTCCAGGTCATGCCATCCATCACCAAGGCGGCCCGGCGAAGCAACGCCTCTTGCGCCGGAGCGCCCGCAGGGATGACCGCGCCGAATTTCACGGCATACAGGGCCAGATCCTCGGCGCTCGCATAGCTTTCGGCGTCAGGCTTGCCAGTGCCGTCCTCGATGATGAGCATGATTACTCCTTGACTTCGTTCAGGCGGTCAGCCTCGGCCTTCGCTTCATCGGCAGTGCCGACGAACTCGCCGAATCGTACACCGTCGCGGGTGATGATGATCCACTGGTCGTTCGATTCCAGCTTCGGAATGTAGACCGGCTCTTCTTCGGTGCCGTCCTTGATGGTGCCATTGGTGCCACCGGTCAGAACATTTTTGCCCGTCCTCTCTTTCCCGGCAGGTACCTTGTCCTTGGCAGTCCTTGCCTTGCCAGCAGCGGAGGTAACCGGAGTCTTGCGAGTCTGTACTTCCACGTCGATCTCGGCGGCATCGTAGGCGGCTTTGATCTCAGGGTAATCGCCCACGATAATGACCTTGGTCACGCCACGCTCAACTGCGCGGAACAGATCGGGATTGCGGTAGCGCTTGTTCGGGTCGAAGTCACCCAGTTGGTTGCTATAAACGAGTTCCATGATTCTCTCCATGGCGGCCATTGCTGGCCGCGTCTTGGGGTGGGTATCAGCCGGCGGCAGGCGGCGTGGTGGTCAGGGTAATCATCACGCCGGCGGTGACCTTGTTGCTGTCCGAGTGCTTGACCCAGTTGGCGGCCGAACCAACAGCGGCCAGGGTTGGGTTGGCACCGCCAGTGGTTTCCTTCCAGCTGTAGCCCAGCACGTCGATGTTTACGGTGCCTTCTGCGCGGTAGCCGATGCCGAGGTTCTCTTCATCGTTCACCTCGTAGGACCGGAAACCAGGCGCCTGCGACTCGGTGATCACAACGGCATTCGGCAGCAGGCCGAAAATCACGTCAGCCGGTGCGGTGTCGGTCACCAGCACTGGCTTGCCAAGCGTGCCAGGCAGACCGCCGTAGATGACTACGCCGGCTTCCTCGTAGACCTTGTTCGCGATCGCCTCGTCCACGATGTCGAAATAGGCCGACGAGTGCATGACCCACAGGGCAATGCGGCCGAACTTGTCGCCAAATTTGCGCATGCCGCGGGTCAGGGTCTTCTTGCCGTCGGTTTCGATGTTGGCCGAGACAACCATGCCAGCGTTGGAGCCGATCGCGGCACGCAGAGCTGCGGTGGCGTAGTGAATGAAGCCTTCCAGGGTAGCGTCTGCCACATCAACGCCGATGATTTGGGAGAACTCATCCACCGGACGGCCGCGACGCTTGAACGCCTCTTCGGTGGTTTGGTATGGGCCATATTTCCACGGAGCCTTCACACCAACAGCTTCGCCAGCGCCGATCTTCTTCGAAACCACTTTGGCTTCGGAGTTGACGTCGCGGTGATCCAGGCCGCCGCCGAGTTTGTAGAAAGCGCGCTTGCGGAAATCGCCTTCGATCATTTCGTTATCGAGGACGATGGCGCCGTTGGAGGATGCGTTGAATACATCCAGGTTGTCCTGAACACGTTCCAGGTATGCGGTTTGCGCCTCATCGTTGTAGATGATCAGCTCGCTGTTGACGGTTGTCGCCATGGGTGTTTCCCCTTACTTGGGCAATTGCAGATATGCGGTTTGGCCGTGCTTGCGCTGGTAATCGCGCTTCTGCTCGGAGGTCATTTCGGAGCGCTTGAATGCAGCCTGGCCGCCACCCCCGCCCGGGGCTTGTGTCCCTGAAGCCCTTGGCCACAGGTGAGGTGCGCTTTCACGCAAGGATTCCGCCCATTCGAGCGGGGTCAGAGGGGTCTTGCCGTCTTTGCCGAGGATGGTCTGGCCATTCTCGTCAACAGCAACCGCTTCGCCCTCTTCGTTCAGTGAGAACACGCCTTTGGCGCGCAAGATGATGTCGTCGGTTGCTTCCGGCAATGCGCCGGCTTTCAGTGCTGCACCGCGTACCGAGTCGCCCAAGACTTTGCCCTGGAACTTCGCGGCGAAGGCTTCAGCCTTCTCAGCGCGCGCGCTGACGGTCTTCAACTGCTTGTCGTATTCGCCACGCAAGCGTTCGGTGCGCTTGTTGAATACTTCGTCCACCTTGCCCTCAGTCAGCAGCTTGGTTTCCTCGTCCTGGCCGGCACGGCTGAGCAGCCCTTTCACAGCGTCGATATCGATGCCTTCGAACTGGGTTTCGAACTGGGTCAGCTTGCCGGTCGTTTCCTTCAGCTTGCCCAGCAGCTCATTGTTTTTGGACTTCAACCCAGTCACGGATGCTTCAACGGCAGTCGCGATAGCGGCCTTGATTGCCGGGTTTTCCAGGTCGATTTCGTTTTCTTCTGCCACGTTGATGCACCCCTTGGGTTTGTTCGCCCGCTTGCAGGCAATAAAAAACCGCCCGGAGGCGGCTGATTGAATTTGTTCGGTTAGATCCCTGCTCGCTCGAAGGCCAGCGGCTCCAGCCCCTTCATCTGCAGCAGAGTCAGCGGCGCAAAGTTGCGATCAAGCTGCAACTCAGTGAAGCGCTCGACGGTCAACCCGCCCTCCCGGAACAGTTTGGCTCGGACGGGGCCTATGGCGACATCCTGGAACGAGGCTGGCTGCTGCTGGAGCCAGTGGTAGTAATCGAGATCAGCACTTACCTGCTGACCACCGTCAGCACCCACTGAAGCCCTCGTAGCTCCTTTGGCGAACATGGCGCTGAGTTTGGTGAGCAAAACGAACGTCGTACGGCAGTTCGGGTGGAACGGAGGCCTTGGCCCGGAATCCACTGGAAACTTACGCTTGTCCATTGAGCGGCACTGCTGGCTGGTCTTGCTGTCCAGCGTGGCCACCATCTGGATCTCTTCCACGATATCCGTGTTGGCCTTGGCCACCTCCATCCGCGCCTGGGACGACACATGCTGAATGGCGGTGTGAACGACCGTGCTGGCATTGCGGTTGGTGGTGGCCAGGATACCGTCTTTGTATCCTGCCGCCTTGGTACCGCGAATGTTGCGGATGATCTGGAAGTTCGTCTGCCCTTCGAAGAAGCCCTGCCGGATGGTGCCGTTAACCCGTTCACGCTCTGCACCGGTCCAACCCTTGATGAAGGCCTTCAGCAGCTTCCCGCCGCCTGTGCCGCGCACACTGAGCGGATTCGTCAGCACTGCCGAACGGATCGCAGCAGCCGTTGGTGCTACCACATCGAGCGACACGCCAACCGGCGCCGACCTGGCAAGGTTGGTCGCCTCAAATTCGGCCTCGTAGTTGGCGATGTCCACCAAGTCCAGGTTCAGTTGCACGCTGTAGCGGTCGAATATGCCCAGCAGTAGGCTATCCACCTCCTTCAGCAGCGCTTCCAGGCGCTTGACGTTGTACTCAGTCAGGTTCGACTGGGTCAGTCGATCCCGTATAGATCGGTCAATCTCCTTGAGGAAGGGTGCAAACTTGCCCACCTCCCCCGCCTTGAGCTTTTCGAGGAAGACCGCGTGCCGGATCGTAGCGTCAAGGATTGCTTGGTTTGCGGCCATTTGGTTTGTCCTCATCGTCCAGACCTAGACCGTCGCCCTGCTCCTGCAATTCGCCGTCGATCTGCAGGTCTGTACGCTCTGGCGCAATCAGGCCCAGCTTGCGCAGGTAGGCCCGAAGGTCTGCCTTGGCGAAGCCGCCTTGCTGCCACAAGCCAACCAATGCCGTGATCATCTGCGGATCAGCTGTGAGTTCGACGAACTCCTGATTCACCTGGTAGGCGACCTTCTTGTCAGCAATGCCCATGTAGGCGCAGCACCACATGATCGCCCGGGTGTATGCCTCGCTGACGTTTGCCACGCAGCCGGCCAGAACCGAAGTGGATGCCGACTGATCGCCGCGGGACTCCGTTGCGGTCTTGGCGGCCAGTGACGCCACCACCATCCGGGCACCCAGTTCGATCATCATCTGGTTCTTGTCGGCCATAGCCTCCTTGACCAACGTGTTCGGCAGTGGTTGCGCGTAGCCGAACTGGCCGCCGGCCGGCAGCATCATTGGCGCCC